TTGGCCATCATTCTCTCCTGCTTGTTCTCCAGACGACTAGCACTGAGTATCTCTGCTTTGCGCTGGGCATCAAACCCTAGCCCACGACGAGGGCCTTTCACGTTCTCTTCAACAGTTCTAAGGTCTTTGGTTTCACAAAATGATTTCCTGTATAGCCGCTGCTTCATAGTACCAGGCGGCACCTTCTTGCCCGTGGCATTATGGATGCCATTGCTGTACTCGACATAGCTGTATTCTTTTCCAGTCTCAAACTCTGGATGATCGCCTATGAACTCTACTTTTCTTACAATATTAAGCTGTTTCATTAAGCTTTCTCCATGTAATACTCAGCAACTGTTACCTTTTCACCATAACGATTAGTCACCTTGATGTTGTTTTTCAGGATCGTGTAGCCTTCCCTTTTCAACTCAAGAATCCTCGATGCAACCTGGGTGATTCCCAGTTCAGCAAATGCGTTAAGACAGGTGAGCTTCTTTCCGTCAGTCAAATAATCTAATACTCGTTCGTGTTGTGTCATGGTATTTCCTCTTTGTGTTATTTAAAAATGCTTTTTAATTCAGCCAAGTGCCTCTCGGCAGCTTCATTGGCTTTAGTTTTATCATGCCCAATCAGTGCGGCTGGCTTCTCATACATCTGGTGTAGCGGTCTATGTCTGTTAGCCTCCTTGATAGCTCCAACAACCCTATCTAGGTTAGGCCACTCAAACTCTGGGTTGCCCTTTTCTCTTTCTGACTTAATAAATGCAATGCCCTTATCAATCTGGCCCCTACTGAACCCAGCTATCTGCGGGGCTGACATACTCTTTGTGGCCAGCAACATGCTGTCAGGGTAGGTGACGTTCATCTTCTTATCACCGAAAACAACGGCCATCAATCCAAACAAATAGTTGACAGCTTGAGTCTCTTCCTCAGTCCTAGAACTCCGCGTTGAGGTCGAGCCACTTACTGCCTGCTTCACTAGGGCGTTTATGTTTGTCATTAGGTCTCTCCTGTTTAGTCCAAGTGGCTATAGCAGACTGCCACTTTTTCATTTTGTTTTTCCCAACCATCCAGCCCTTCGAGTCGTAGAAGTGCCAGAACTTATATGGGTCAACACCGTTCATCTTTTGATTACAGTAATCAACTACTTCGTCGATAGTAGGTGGAACAAACTTTCCTTGTGTATCTGGGGAACTTGTTTCCCCCTTATTAACTGTAATATTAGATGTATTATTAATTGTATTATTATCTTTAAGGTTTTCTTTAATAGGGTCATAAGATTTTCTTTGTGAGGTATTAAGATTTTCTTTAATACCCTCCCCAGATATTCTTATATACCTATTAAGGATTTGTTTACTACCTTCTTTGTACTGCATCTGCACATCTATGTAGCCTCTCTCTTTAAGCTGGCCTATCCATGTGCTGACTGTTACCTTGGTGACACCATACAAAGAGGCGAAGTATTGATTGCCAGCCCAGCAGTACCCTTCCTTATTGCTAAGGGCAGTTAGCTCTCCATACAACAGCTTGGCGTTAGCTGACAACTCCTTGTCATACCTTACGTTAGCAGGGATGTTGGCGTAGTAGCCTGGATTATCCATGTTCACCAGCCTGAATAAATACAGACAGTGGCACTGCGAACAGTGAGGCGAAAGCCATAAGGGTTTTTAAGCTTGGGTCTCTGTGACCATTCCTGATAAGGCTAATAGTTGCAGGGCTTAGGTGTCCCTGTCTTGCCATGTCAGCCTGGCTCATGCCTTCATGCGCCATAAAAAAGTCTAATGATTTGTTAATGTCCATCTGTGTTCTCCTGTGAATGAGGTGCCATCATATTACTATGTAAAATAATTTGCAATAGGCTATTGACAACTATTTACAGGCAGGTAAAATGGTCAGCACACAAACAAGAGGAAGCGTTATGAATACAGGCACTAAACAATTTAAAGACTTCTTATGGGACGCAATGCATAAGTATGAGTCTGAAGCAAAAAACTTTACTGGCGACATTATTGACCTAACCGATGAGCACAAAGATGAGCTGTGCTATCAGTGGTTCAAAGCCATGCCAAGCTGGAGAGATGATTACCTGCCGGTGTCATGCTCTGACCAAGAACAATTTCTAGATCACTTATACCTGCACTCTAAGATAGAAACATTAAGCATTAAGATGCGCGATGACATCTATATGAGCCTAGAGAGTACGCTAAGGGATATTGTAGATGGCGTGTACGGTGAGTATTACAGGGTTCCAGAAGAAGAGTTTCAAGGCTATGCGAGGGGGCAATGATGGACGTTAATGATCTTAATGACTTTGATCGTGGAGAGCTTGATTGCCTGTACGGTTATGATGCCCTAGACGGGCAGTCAGAGTCTTACTATGAAGGCTATGGCAAACAGTATGCAATGGAACAATCACAAACAGCGAGGGCAGAACAATGAGTAATGTATGGAAAACGCTATCAGCAATAGACTGTAGCAAGCATGTAGAAAAGAAAGGCAACTTATCCTACCTATCATGGGCTTGGGCGTGGCAGACCTTGATGGAGCATTATCCTAATGCCACCTATGAGTATAGTGATCCAATGACTTTGTGCGGAGAGACAGTAGAGGTCGCTGTGGCTGTCACTGTCGAGGGTATAACCCACACTATGTGGCTGCCAGTAATGGATAATAGGAACAAATCTATTGTTGGCCCTACATCCAGAGACATATCGGATGCCCGTATGCGCTGCCTGGTGAAGTGTATCGCTATGTTTGGATTAGGCATCTATCTGTACGCTGGTGAAGAACTTCCTAGCGTAGTCAAGGATGCACCTGTTACTGGCAATCAGGCGGCACAACTCAAGGCTCTGCTAGAAGTTACTGAGTCTGATGTGCAGAAGTTCTGCCAAGTGTTCAAGTGTAGCTCGGTAGACGATCTGCCTGCTGTGCAGTTTGAACGTGCGCTGGCTATGCTAAACAAGAAGGCACAAAGTGAAAATTCTTGAAGCCGAACAGGGCAGTGAGGAATGGCTGGCGGCTAGGGTAGGACGACCTAGTGCCAGTCAGTTCCATAAGCTAATCACCACCAAGGGCAAGCCAAGCACATCTGCTGATGGCTACATCAATACGCTTATAGCCGAGAGGTTGATGGGGTACTCTGAGCCTCTATTTGTCACTGATGCAATGCAGCGTGGCACTGACCTAGAGCCGGAAGCCAGAGAGACCTACGAATTTATAAACAATGTTCAGGTGCAGGAAGTAGGGTTTATCCTGGATGACTCTGGTGAGTTTGGATGCAGTCCTGATGGATTGGTTGGTGATGGCGGTCTGGAAATAAAGTGTCCAGCAGCGCATAACCATATAGCATGGGCTAGAAAGAAGGTATGCCCTAGTAAGCACTACGCCCAAGTTCAGGGGTGTATGTGGATAACAGATCGCAAGTGGTGGGATTTTATGTCCTATCATCCCGATATGAAACCCTTCATAGTTCGTGTAGAGCGTGATGAAGAGTTCATTACCCAGTTGGCAGTGCAAGTCCAGGCTGCTGTAGACGAGATAATTTCCGAAGTGGAGAATTTAAAATGAAAGTAGGTGTATCAGTATCGCTAGACCTTAAAAAATTAGACCTAAAACGCTGCCCTGTAGTCACTAAAAAAGATGGCACTGAGGCTCGGTATCTTAACCTGACTACGTTTATCGACACTGTCGAGCAAAATCAGTACGAGAACAATGGCTTTATCGCCCAGTCGCAGACCAAAGAAGAGCGCGAGTCTGGCGCAGAGCGTCCGGCAATTCTAGGTAACTGCAAAGTATTCTACACTGATGGCGGATCTGCTGCGCCTATAACTGAAGACATTCCATTTTAGGAGGGTGTATGAAGGATTTAGATAAAGCCATAAAAGAAGCGCACAACTTTGCAGATAAAGCTATGGAGACCTCTATCCCTTGGTTAAAAAGAAAGGCATTAGAGATTAGCAATGGCCAGCTTATTATGGCTGTGATAGTTTACTTGTTAGCACTAGCATTCTAGGTCGGGCTGCCTCCAGCCTGTGTACTGGCTTGGTTCACCAGAGACCAAAACGAACCATTACTTATTGGTATATAATGAATAAAAACAAAGCATTAGCGATATTCCGCAAGATAACTATAATCACCCCTCAAATTATATGGGTGCTTTTAAAAATGGTTATAGTGATGATATGCGTAGTGATTTGCGGTTTAGTTGCAATAGCGCAGGAAGATATAAGGCGGCTTTAGGCTGCCTTTTTTTTTGGAGAAAAATATGACCAGGCATCTAGTAATTCCAGACACCCAGGTGAAACCAGGCCACCCTATAGAGCATCTCAAGTGGGCTGGCCAGTATGCAGCAGAGAAAAAGCCCGATGTTATCGTGCATGTAGGCGATCATTGGGACATGCCAAGCCTGTCAAGCTTTGATGTGGGGACTCGTGTATACGAAGGTAGAAGGTATCTGGCAGATATCAAGGCAGGGATTGATGCAATGGAGGCATTCCTAAAGCCTATCCGCGATGAGCAAGCCAGACTCATAAGGAATAAAGATAAGCG